TCCATGCCATTTATTTTGTAGCCAACAGAGATATTTTGACGTATACCATCTTTGACATCTTGATAAATTTCTTCTGCGAGTTCACTTCGACCAAAGCGAACTATTGCCTTCGCACTTTTTTCAGCAGAGTCAATTTGATATCTTTCGACCACACCAATTTGTTTAGTCATGTCATGGTCTAAAAGTAAAGGAGACCTGCCACTATCAATAAAGCTAGTGTCAATGTCATCTTCAGAGTGTGAGATTATTTCCATGCCAAAATCTCTTTCAACAGGTTCTTCAGAACTAACTCCTATCCTAACTCTTCTTTTTTCTTCATCGATATAAGACGCTCTTGAAAGGTCTAAAGTTCGATAGACAATATCGGCGGACTTATCTAATCTTTCTTCTTCATCTTTATCTTCTTCATCATGGTATGGTCGAGACTCCAACATATCTTTGTCATCATCTTCCATACTTTCCATCATATCCTCATGCTTCGCAAACGATATCACATAAGTATCGTCTGTTTCCTCTACATTGAGAATATGTCTATCTTCTTTATATTCCATAGATTTATCCTCTTTGTTTTTGGTTGATAAAGGATGCCCTTCAGGAAGTAAATCAGTATCGTGCTTACCACCCTGAAATCTTCCATTTCGCAAAGCGAAAAGAAAACTATTAACTCTTGCCATAGCCCAAGTCTGTGGATTAGACACATTAGGTCTTATACTTGCAGGATTTTGATTGTATGCTCCAATACCTCTGTCATAGACTTTTTTTAATGTGCCAAGAGTTGTTCTTTTAGAAGCTACATTATTAACTTCTTCATTATGTTCTTTTACTTTATTTTCTAATGCTTTTTCTGTTTTTGCAGAAATTTGTCTATCTTGTTGTGCTTGACTAGCTGATCCTGACTCTTTTTGTTCTACATATTTGATAGCTTCTAATATTACATCTTTCATACCTTGTTCACCAAGAGTTCCTATGACTCCCCATTTTGCCTGTGCAATAACTCCACCTATGTTTGATGGTCTACCAGCTTTTTCGCCTGACTTGAATTGTCTACCATCTTCAAAATGTCTACTTGCCCATGCTTCTCTTTCTTTAATCCATTTAATAACACCAGCAGTTTCTTCACCATTTCTTGCTTTAGTCCAGAGATTAAATGCTTCGTTACCTCTAATATTGCCACCAGCTTTATAGATATCAGGATCATTTTCTTTGACACCTGCGATAAATCCATAATCAAACTGTGGATAATTAGAGTTTCTTAAACTGATTTTTTTATCCTCGTCTTTTGTTGGAAAATCAGTCGCCATCGCCACCCTCGCCACCCTGAATGTCAGCCTCAACAGGCATCTTCATTCCGAAAGGTTGAAATGCTGTTTTAACACCATATTGCTCTGCTAACTTCTGTTCTCTTTCATGTTGCTCAAATAACTCCTCAACATCTCTACCATAGTTTGCTTGAACATCTTGAAATGTTACTAGACCTGACTGCATACCACTTATAGAAGCCATCATTTCTTTTTGTGGATCAACCCACGAAAAACTTCTTGGTATAAAGTTTGCAGAATTTGCAAACTTATCGTATCTGCTCATTGGCAAAGGTTGGTTGGTACTTGGAGATGTTGAGATAGCACCACTTGATATTGACATCTCTAACCATTTTTCAAATACAGGTCTTACGAAATGGTCAATGGTAAATCTTTGATAGAGCCTGTACATTTCTCTATCCTCTAATGCACCTGCTCTTAATGAACTGTAATTAACAGAACTAAGGTCATTGGTTAAAGCGTGATAAGAAATATTTAAACCTGATGCAATACTTCTTAAAACTTGTGTACTGAATGACTCAAAAGCTGACGTTGGATGGTCAGGATCAAAAGATTTAAAATCCATTCCAGCAGGTAATTGTTCAAATGTACCAGCTTCAGCGTTCATTATTGGCACATATTCTTCATCTTCGCCATCGCCCACATACGAGTCTCCATCTGGAGAAACAAAAAAACCCATCTTACTTGCTGATACTCTTGCAGAAACTATTTCTGCTTCTAAATAACCATTTAGTAATTTTATATTTGCCATAGCAGATGATGTAAATGGCACACCTCTATTTTGTTCAGGTCTATTTGGTATGTAAGCGTGTATTAATTCTTCAGCATTAATTCTTATGTGTTTCTGTGTTGCATAGTATTGGTTATCAAAAGGATGGTTTTTAAACAGATAATAAGCAACAGGTTTGTTACTTGCATTTAGTTCTACGCCCATTTTTACTTTATTACCATCCTTTTGTGGATTGTCATTTTTAGTTTCGTCTAAATGATCTGCTTCTAAAAACTCTATTTGATAACCAAACTCTGAGTCTCTTGATTTGACATGACGAACTAATACTTCACCATCTCTTGCTAAAGACTCAATAAATAATTTTTGACAATCTATAAAAGTAAGTCTCCCATTGGTAGTGCAATTTCCTAATCTACACCATTGATGCCATTTTTCTTCAATAATTCTATTTGCTACTAAATCTAAACTGCCATCATCATTTCTCGCTTTCATTGATAAACGAATACCATTGTTGCCAACAACATTTGATTGCATCAAGTTTAAATACCTTTGTACATAACTATCGTTTCTTGCTAAATCTCTTGATCTATCTCTGAGCAATCTTAAATTGGTTTTTATTTCTTCGTCAGCAGATGTAGATGTTTGTAAGAAATCAGAAAATAATCTGCTGGTACTTGCGCCATTGTATTTTCTTAAATTAAGAGTTTTTCTTTTTTTTGGTTTTCTTGTAAATCTATCGTACCAAGCCATTAGAACTTAACCTCTATTGTATTACCTGACCTTTGTTTATTTTTTATTCTAGCCTTTTTAATTTCTTCTAAGTATTCAGCATGGTATCTATCTCTGAAAGTTAATAATTCATCTATAGACATTCTTGATAAAGAACGACCAGCTATTGAAAAAGAAGATTGATCTACAGATGCACGATTTTCCAAAACAGCTTCAATATTATCCAAAACCTTTTTTGCATGACTTCTCAAATCAGCGTTAGTATTAGCTAAGTTTTTAACAACTGTGGTTCTGCCTGTATCAATTCTAATTCTTTGTGAGTCAGATGTTCTAGTAATGAAAGCGTTCCAAATATAATCTCCATCTGCATAACTTGCAGTAGTTGAAGATGCTATTTCAACAAAATAAGTATCATCAGCTTCTGTTGCTGTGATATCGAATTTATGACTGCCACTACCACCACTATCTTCGTGAAATTCATAAGTAAGGGCATAAGCACTTACAGGATATTCGTCAGCTAGATCATCTCTACGCCACAATAACCTATCGCCCACTACGATAGTGTCAGGTTCTTGTGTTGGATAATTGGTTCTGTCAAATGCGTTGGACATACTTTAAATACAAAAATTTCTTCTAAAAAGATAGAATTAAAAAGCATTTTATCATTAAAAGATAAATAAAATTAATTTAATTTATTTGCAAATAATAGTTGTAAATATAGTTATAAAAATATTTTTTTTTATAAAAACAAAATCTATTGAATATTAAAATAATAGTTGTAAATTTCTAAAAACCAGGTAATATAATAACCATAATTAACAAAACGGAGAGAATTATGACAAACCAAAAACAAACAGCAACAAAAATCAGAGCAGGAGAGTATGAGTACAAAGGTTTTACTATTCACAATATTTCTGCTGAGGATGACTTCTACAATTGGAGTGTTATCAAAAATGATGACCCTAACTTTGGCGATTGTTTTGATACTAAAAAAGAATGCATGGAAGCAGTAGACCATTGGATAACTTTTATAGAAGATTAGTCAATAGCTAATATAAGAAAAAGCCACCTACACAGGTGGCTTTTTTTACCAATCATTAACCCAAGTATTTTTTCTTCTACGATTGATAAGATTCTTTCTTTTCTCTTGTTTCGGTTGTGCTTCTTGCGATTCGCTTTTAGTTTTTATTTTATTTAGATTTGGAGAAAGAATATAAAATCCAGCTAAAGCATAAACAAAATTATCGAGTGCTTCGTTTCTTTCTCTTGTTTGTTTCCAAACTAATTTCTTTTGTCCCCGATGAAACTTAATTATTCTTTTCTCTGCTGTTAGTTGTTTAAAATATTCTTCATCAACTGTGCTTGGGAAATGGATATATCCAGCTTGATCTTCTTCTGCAACATTCAGCCAACTAAACAAAGTATCTTTGGCAGTATCAGTTCCGATTGGATAAAGACTTACTCTTTGTCTGCCTGATTGTGTTGGTCTATTAGCAATTGGTTTTCCACTTATGCTTTGACCTTTGACAGCAAATACTCTTCTGCCTTGTCTTGGTTTTACAAAACCATAAACGCTTTGTGTGGCATAACCTGAATCAATACAAGTAATTGCTATTTTTAATTTATGATTATTTTCTTTTGTAAATGATGATAATAAATATTCATCGAGTTCTTTCCATACTTCCAATTGGTTAGGGTCACCCCAAAAGATTTTGTATTCAATTACATATACTTGATTATCTGCTGACCATCCCACAACTTGTGCTTCTAATCGGTCTGATTGACAATCAACACCGCAAGTTAAGACTAAAACATTTTCAGGTATGGTTTCATGATCATAATTTTCTCTACGATTCAATAAACTA